CAGCTGGTACCGCAGGCACGGGGCCTGCGCGTGCGGGGCCGCGTCGAGGCCGTAGGCGATGCGCCTGCCGACCGATGTCGTGTAGGGCGCCGACCCGGCGATGAGCGCGAGCCGGGTGGCGACCGCGGCGCGGATGGCGGCAAGCGTCGTCACGGCAGGCCCTCCAGCGCCGAGCTTAGCACGTCGGCGAGGGCGGCGGGCACCCGGCGGGCCTCGGCGTCGAAAGCGTCCCGGAGGTACCACTTCGCCCTGACGGTGCTCTGCTTCACGAGCCACCACCGCACGGGGCCCAGCGTGCCCCTCTGGCGGGCCCTCGGCCGCGGGCGCCTCTCTACCCGCACCGGGCGCTGTCGACGCGCTGCAGGGGCCTTCTTGGCCTTGCGGCGGGGCACCTCGACCAGTGCTGCGAGGTCAGGCCGCAGAGGCACGAAGCGGAGCGGCCGGGGGAAGTCGCGGGGGGTCTTGTACCGGGAGGTCCCGTTCGGCTGCTTCACGCTGTCCGTCGGGATGGCGAGCCACTTGCGCCGCACCGGCCGCACGGTCCCGCCGCGCTCCTGGATGCCGGCGTAGACCACCTCGGCACCGGCGAGGGTCACGCCCCCGGCCTGCACCCCGACCTCGATGTCCGCGCCCTGCCGGAGCGGCCCGATGCCGCCGCGCGGGGCGCCCTCACTGCGCACGAAGCCCGCGATGGACCGCCGGAGCAGGCCGCTCCGGGTCTTCATGCGGGCCTTCGCGTTGTCCTTGGCGCCCGCCTCCATCTGCTTCGACACCGTGTCCAGACGGCGCCGGAGCTCCGCCCGCATGGCCCCGCCGGCCGCGAGCTGCAGCCGGTCGGCCAGCTGCCGGACGTTCACGGCGCGACCAGCCGGTGGGCCTGCGCGAGGCTGCGCACCTCAGGGAGCAGGTCCAGCGCCGTCAGGTCCACCCGGCTCTGGCCGTCGTCGATGGTGACACGGCCGGCCGTGCGGGTGTGCGCCAACCAGTGGCCCACCTGCATCACGATGGCCTGTGCCAGCGACCCGGGCAGCGTGGCCCAGCCCGCCGAGACGGTGACCTTGTTGGCGCGGAGCGCGGTGGACCACCCGGTCCCCGCCGAGTCGCGGAGCACGATGGCCCCGAGCACGGTGTCGAGGTCCCGGTTCCCACTCGCCACGGCCGTGGCGGCGCCGTAGGACCGCTCGGGGTCGATGTACACCGAGGCCACAGAGATGACCGGCCGCACCGGCAGGAGCATCACCAGCGGGTCGCTGGGGTCGATGCCGAGACGCCCCGGGTACAGCGTGTAGGTGGCGGCCCCGAGCGTCCGGGTGCCCGCGTCGGGCACAGGGAAGCGCATCCACTCGGCAAGCGCCGCGTCGGCCCGGTCGATGAGCGTGCCGATGAGGGTGTCGTCGCCCGAGACGGCGCCCGTGAGCTGCGCCCGCACGGTCGCCGCTGAGATCACCGGCATGGGGCCCCCGTGGCGAGCATCACGAGCGCCCGGTGGCGCTCCTCCAGCGCGTGCCGCACCTCCGCCGACAGGCCAGGGTGCGGCGCAGAGAGCAGCGCCCCGAGCGCCCCGTCGAGGGCCCCCGCGGCGATGCGCCGGCAGACCTCGGACGGGTCGCCGGCCACAGACGGCAGAGCCCCCGCCACCGGCGAGCGCATGGCCCGGTCGATGACGGGGGCGGCGAGCATCAGGCGCGGACCGCTTCGATGAGCACGGTGACGGTGCCGGTGAGGGCGACACCGCTGCCGGACTTCGTGACGGCGACGTTGATGTGGGAGGCCCCCGCGCTGTGCGGGTACGCCTCCTCGTTGGCCAGCGTGAAGGCCAGCCCGGTGCCGGCGGTCAGGTTGCCGGTGCCGCCGCTGCCGGTGGTCTGCGTGGTGAACGAGCCCAGCGACTGCGACCCGACCCTGACGGCGCAGGTGGCGTAGTCGGTGTCCGACGCGGTGCGGTTGGTGTCGGGCACGAAGGTGGCGCCCACCACGGCGTACTTGGCGAAGGCGCCCACGGGCATCATCGCGTACACCGTCTCGGCGGTCCCGGCGGTGCTCTGGTCGAGCGGGAAGATGAGGGTCATGAACATCGGGTGCTCCGGGCCTCAGAGGTTGTAGAGGTAGCGGACCGTCTTCTGGCCCGACTTGCCGAGGTTCTGGTAGGTGCGGCGGTTGCGCGCCCGCAGGTAGCTGCCGCCGACGGTGATGTCCCGCTGGAGGTCCACCGAGGTCCCGACGCGCACGAAGCGGCGGTAGAGGCGCCGGTTGAAGAGCAGGGCGCCCGTCTTCGTGGTGGTCGAGTTGTCGAAGAGGCCGCTGGCGTTGAGGTCCGCGGTCATGGCGTCGGAGACGATGACCGGCACGCCGTAGATGCTGGCGACCTCGCCGCGCACGATGGGGCCGTTGCTGCCGTAGTCGGAGGCGCTGACGATGCCGGTCATGCTGACCAGCTTGGTCAGGTAGCCCTGCCAGCTGGTGACCATGACCACGTCGCCGCGGCCGCCGCGGGGGCCCTGCAGGCTGGCGATGTCGCTGGCGAGGGTGGTGGTCGAGAAGGTCGACCGGTCCACGCCGTGCGACTGGTCCAGCGACAGGGCGCGCAGGCCGAGCCAGGACTTGAGGTAGTGGTCGGCCGAGGCGGCCACGGAGCCGAACATGCCCGCGGGGTCCCAGGAGGCGAGGGCGTCCTGGTGGGTGCCCGCCGTGTCGCCGTTGATGACGCACAGGCGCTCGCCAATGGCCATGCTGCGGGTCATCGAGTCGCGGATGAAGGGGATGGCCGGGACGATGCTGTCTTCGCTCGCGTCTTCGTGGAGGAAGACCATCACGGCCAGACCGCTGGCGGTGATCGTGAGCTTGTCGGTGCCGACGCTGGACTTGTTGAAGGCGGCCGGGTTGTCCCCGGTCTGGCCCACGAGCTTGTACGGCACCGGGTAGGCCGTGCCGAGGGGCAGCTCGACGCTGTTGGAGGTGATGGTGGTCTCCTCAAACAGGCCCAGGAGGCCGTCGGGGTCGTACTCCTCGACCTGCCACAGCGGGGTGGCCAGCAGCGGGGTCGGGATGAAGTCGCCGCCGGTGCCGGCCCCGGTGTCGAACGCCTTGCGGATGCCCTCGGGGGCGCGGCGCCAGACGGCCTGGATGGCCTCGTAGGTGGGGCGGCACCCACCCTTCATGATGTCCTCGGAGCCGAGGGCGGCCGCGCCGTGGATGGCGGTGATGGCGAGGGTGTGGTCTTCGACGGCCTTCTGGAACTCGGCCTGCCACGGGTGGATGGGCTTGGAGTCGAGCAGGCCGGGGAGGCTGCGGGCACGAACGCGGGAGTCGGCCTTGTCGAAGGACCGGGCCACGATGCGGCCGTCGACCACGAACGCGGCGAGGTCGCGGTCAGACCCGGACAGGTCCGGCGCGGCGGCCTTCTGCGCGGCCACGGTGCTGAGCGCCTGCTGCGCGGACTTGAGGTCCGCGGCCATGCGCTCGATGGTGACGGCCTTCTCGGCGTCGGACTTCTCCAGCGCGGCGAGCTTCTTGCCCTGGGTGGAGGCCCATGCGGCAAGCTCTTCGGGGGACGCGAACTGCGTCAGGTCAGCGGCCATGGGGGCCTCCTGGGATGTGGCCCGCGCGGGGCCGGGGGAACAGGTGCGCCAGCGGGTGGGCGGCCGTCTCGGCGACGGCGGCGCGGATGGTCTGCGCCGGCGAGAGGGGGAGGGCGCGCTGAGTCTCGGCCAGCGCGTCGGGGTGCATCGGCATCGGCGTAAGGCTGCACTCCATGAGCACCGGCGCCATGTAGACCATGCCGCCGCGCTCATCGTAGAGGTCCGTGCCCTTGAGGTCGTTCGACCCGCGCCACAGCATGTTGCCCGGCCGGAAGCCGACCGAGACGGTGCGCAGGGTGCCAGCCCGAAGCTGCGCGGCCACGGTCATGGAGAGCGGGTACGACTCGACGGGCCGGGGCTCCAGCGTGCCCCGCAGGGCCCCGTCTCGCACGGCCACGTCGCGCCAGACGCCCACGGCGGGCTCGTCGTAGCGGTGCGCCCAGAGGGCGACCGGGTTGCGCTGGAACTCCTCCAGCGCCCAGTCCTGCTGGACGATGTCGCGGGCCCGGTCCGGCGTCGCAGAGGACATCACGAAGCCATAGCCGGGCTTGTCGTCGTCGTCGTCGCCCTCCATCCGGGCCACCTGCACGAAGGCGCGCCCGAGCAGCCGCTGGTCGGGAATGCCCAGCGCGTCGCCGATGGTGTGCAGCGTGGCCCAGTCGGCGCCGCGAGTCAGCACCTCGGGGATGTCCCGCTCGGACACCCGAGCGGCCTCGGCCATCGCGCCGAGAGCGCGGGCGGACCCGTGGGCGAGCTGCCGCAGCACGAGGCCGGGGGGCGCTGAGACGGCGGCGAAGGTGGTCATTCGGGGGGCCTCCGCACGCGCGGGACGAGGGTGCACCGGCAGTTGATCGACAACCCGGGCTGCGTGAAGAGCGCAGGACCGGGGGCCGTGGCGCCCACATAGCGCGGCTCCACGTCTGCGCCTATCGGTACCACGAAGAGCCCCCCGGGCGCAACCCGCTGCCCATCCAGCGCGCGGTGCTCGGGGCGCTCCCCGAAGCCGGCGCTCGACCACTCGACCTCGAAGTCCACCCCGTCGGCCACGGCCTGCTGATAGGCCGCCAGCTGCCCCTCCGTCTGCGCGCGGGCCGACTCTGTGCGGCCGATGCGGAGGGCGCGCATCGGGCTGAAGCCCTGGTCAGCCTGGAGCGCGGCCTGG